AGAGTTATGATGAAATAGAGGATAATGTGGAAAGATTTAATCACATAATTAATCAAGTAGAAGAATTATGTAATAAAGGGTATGATTATGTTCGTGATTTATATTTAGAATCATTTGATACTATTTTATATAATCAGAAAGTTTTATATGATACAAAAAATAATAATTTTGATAAAGAAGGTTTTGATAGAGATGTAGAAAAATATATTGATGGACATATTAAAGAGTTTCAAAAAACAAGAACAAGACCTGATGGATCATCATATAATATGTCAACATACTTGCCACAAATAATTCCTAAAATACAAAACATAGGTGTATTACATTCAAATGATATTCAAAATAGAAGAATAGCATATGAAGAACGAGTTGCTGTTCAAAATAAAAAGATAGTAATTGACTCTAAAGTAAAAGAACTAGAAGCTTTGCAATTTGATTATCACAATACTATAGGCACAAAAGAAGATAAGGCTGATGAACTTGCAGATATAAAAGAATTAGAAAATGAAATAGCAGTTGATTCAAAAGCTTTAATTGGTATTGATAATGGTTATTCAGCAGTTGGAATTAAAGAATTAAATTCTAGAGTATCTTTAGCTAATGTAAGAGGATCTATTGATCCCTTATTAGATAAGGTACAAGATGATAGTAAT